TTCACAGAAGAAGAGATGGCAGAACGCAGATGGGCGTTCCTGGAGGATCTGATAGAAAATCCATCCGGCGATGGAAAGATGAATGATATGATCCCGGATTATGAACGCAAACGCAGGGAGAGCAAGTACACTATATGGCTCATAGAGAACGCCTTAAGACTGTATGAGTATGAAGCAAATGAGTATGGCAACGAAGTTGATAAGAGAAGACTTGCCGAAATGAAAGCTCTTTACATAGATGATGAGAAGTATGATGTGCAGGAGTTGGCTGATATCCACAGTATAGCAGAAAGGGTTGTTTACAAGGATATCGGAATTGCAACAAAGATTATGATGGTATACCTATTCGGCGCTCCGTAAAAAGTATGCACCTCAAGATGTAGTAATAATGCATGACGCAGTAGAAATACTGCAACGCAGAGCCAGAGTCAAAAAAAAAGGTCATTGATTGGATAAATCCAGCCATGTTATATTGTAGCTGTCAGAAAAGCTACTGGAGAAACAGCCATGCTGATTTCTTCCGCAACCTTTTCTCGAAACCATTTTTCGCCACGGGCTGCCGGATGCCACCGACAGCCCATTTTTTGTAGGCAGATTCCAGCGATTCGTGCAATATACATTTTCGACAAAATTACTGAACTGCCTTTAGGCAAAAATCCGGTTTCTGCTGGAAAAGGCCAGCCTTATAAAACTATCCATGAAGAAGCAAAAAGGCGGTACAGATGAATACAGTAGCTATACTGACATCTATTTTAGGAGGTATGGCGAAAAATGAAATATCTGTTTGTAATAGCGCATCCAGATGATGAAGCTCTGGCAGGAGGCGCTACGATGCATAAGCTGGCGGCAGTAGGAAACGAAGTAGCCGTATGCGTCCTCAACTCTGTGTCTGATATCAGATGCAAGGATAGCGAGAGAATGATGGATGAAATGAAGCTCTCTCATAAAGTTCTCGGAGTAAGCAAGACATATGTTGGGGAGTTCGAAACCATGCATTTCAATGTAACCCCGGAGCAGGAGCTTGTGGAGTTCATAGAGGATGCAATCAGAAAGTTTGAACCGGATGTTGTAATCACGCATCATCCGTCCGATCTGCACAATGACCATCATCATGTAGGGCTTGCATGCACGACAGCTGTTAGGCTGCCTCAGAGACAAGTCAGAACGATGAACAGGATCAAGGAGTTTTTGTATATGGAGGTTCCTAGTAGCACAGACTGGGCTGTAAGCAATGTGCAGGACAGCTTCATCCCGAATGTGTACTCAGAAATAAGCAATGCTGACTTTGAGGCAAAGATTATGAGCCTTGAAGTATATACAGAGGGAACAGTACTTCGGCAGGCACCGCATCCCAGGTCAAAGGAAGTGCTGAAAGCTATAGCCGTAAAGCGCGGCAGCGAAGTCGGCTATTACATGGCAGAAGCATTTCAGCTCGTATTCAAAGGAGAATTATAATGGCGAAAGAGAAAAGGATTGAGATGTGCAAAATGGTAGCTCGTGACATCAAGACGGGCTTCGGAAACCCAAGGAAGATTACGAAAGCCAAGCGTGAGGAACTAAAAGAAAGCATACTTGTGCATGGTGACTTCGGAATCTTTGTTATTGATGAACATGACAATATCATCTGTGGAAACCAGAGGCTGTCAGTCATCATGGAGATTGATGAAACCACAGTACTGGACTGTAAAAGGCTGATAGGTTACAGCAAGTCGGAGCTTAAAGCTATCAATATCAGAGATAACACCCATGCCGGTGAATGGGATATGGATATGCTGGCAGAATGGACAGCCGATTTATCTATGGACCTCGGGCTTGATGAAAACGAACAGGACCTCGATAAGCAGAAGATAGATGATATGGAACCGATCCGGTTCGAAAAGTACAATTATGTCATGATCGTCTGCGACAATGAGATTGATTATAATGAGTTGATCCGAAATCTCGGATTGGAGAACAGGAAAGTCAAGATCGCCAAGAGAAAGATAGCAGCCCGTGCGGTATGGTATCAAGACATGAAAGCACAGATTATCCCGAAAGAGGATGCTGGAAAGCCTCGAAATCGGATAGCACAGCCGGAAGACAAGAAACAGAACAAGAAGAAAGCCGGAGGCAAGGAGGATGAAGCATGATCCTCGCAAGCCATCAGCCGAATTTCCTGCCGTATCCCGGATTTGTGTATAAGATGTACTGCTCCGATGTATTCACGCTCTCGAATGGAGTACAGTTCACAAGGGGTGGATATCATAATTACAATTTCATTGACGAGAACGGGCAGAAAGCCAAGATAACGATTCCGGTCAAAAGCCACTCAGACAGAATATGCGATGTAATGCTGGCAGATGACTGGGATAAAACGAAAGTAAAGATTCTGAAACGGATTGCGCAGGATTATCACCGCACTCCGTTTTTTACTGAATGCTTCTCATTGCTGGAAACAGTATTAGGAGGTACATATACTCACTTATGGAAGCTCAACAAGGCGTTACTGGTGTCTATTAAGGAGTTTTACGACATCCGGTGCGTATTTGTTGACGAAACAGACCTTGAGCTTGGGTACGAATCCCCGAATGAGGATATTATAAGCATCTGTAAGCAATTAGGAGCAGACAGATACCTGTCCGGTGCAGGAGCACATGAATACTTGAATGAAAGGATGCTACTGCAACACGGCATTGAAGTCCTCTGGTCCCGGTATAAGTCGGAAGCCTATGGCAGCCGGATCACTGACGGTAGCATCCTGGATATGATGATGCTGAAAGGAAAGGAGATACCGGACAGCTGGAAGAAAGATAAGGAGGCATATCATGAAAGAAAAGACATTTAATGTATATGTCCCAAGCTACAAGAGATATGATGATAAGGTTCGAATCTACGACCACCTGGAATACTGCACATATGTAGTGAGGGAGTCGGAAGCTGATCTATACCGCCAGTTCGGTATTGATAAGTTGTGGGTCGTACCGGATAAGATGATTGATAATATCCATAAGGTGCATCAGTACATTATTGACGAAAGCCCCGAAGACATCATCTGCATCATTGATGATGATGGAAAGCTGATATACCGGACGGAGACCACCAGAGACATGACGCCGGAAGAGGGTAGCATGGAGCTGGAAAGGATAGCCGTCATGATGGATGATCTAGGACTCGGATATGCTTGCACTGATGCAATACCGGCTCCGTACTATTATGTAAGCGAGTTCGTCTTCAAAGGTATGTGCGGAGGATGCAAATGGGTGAACAAGGAAAAATTCAAAGCCAAGGTTGATCCGTACTGCTATTACAACTTCGACCTTGATCTTGAATTACAGGAGCTGCTACATAACAGAATCGTACTGAAACCGCTGTATTTCATCGATATCGGTGGACAGGACACGAATAAGGGCGGCAGTAATGTTGACAAGAACAAGGAAAAGCGTATGTCCGGTATAGAGTACACCAAGAAAAAATGGGGCAAGTACTTCGGATATAACTACGAAAACAACAAGGCCAGAATCAATGTAAATCGGTAAAAAACCCCGACTTTCAGCTGAAAAACCCTTTACTTCCATGCTCGGTCTGCTATCGTAACGACGGTGGAATATAATCCAGCAAAGGAGGCGAAAATATGGGTTATCAGATGGTAACGAAGCATGGTCACAACTTCTGGGTGGTGGCCTCATTGCTTCAAAAAGCAATCAGGAGAGGAGATTTCAAGAGAGCAGGGTATGCGGCGAACGAATTGTTCGACGATTACAGCTCGTTCCTGTGGAATCGCCTCTTTATCATTTCATGCGAAGACTGTAGGGCTCCGGTAACACGGGAGATATTGGCACTGCATGAAGTCGATGAAATGATTAACAAGAACAAGAAGAAAGGCGAGAAGAACAAGATTTTCATCGGGAAAGCTCTCGTCATTCTGCTGGAAGCGTGCAAGGGCAGAGACGGCGATTACATGGCTGACTGCCTAATGAGGGAGAAGAATCCCGAAATGCGAGCTGATCCGGCATTCAATCAAGACTTCGATGTATTGAGCCTGTCAAAGGTGGAAGTTGAAGGGGAGATATTCCCCGATTATGTATTTGATCCGCACACGCTCCAGGGCAAGAAGATGGGTCGGAACTTCAAGAATTATGATTTCGACTACATTGAGCAGAAAGACATGAAACCGCAATGCAAGCAGCTAAGCCTGTTTGATGGTGAACCCTGGACATATGATGATATGTACGATGAAAACGGCGAAAGGACGCTTCCCGGATATCAATATGAACCGAAGCCTTTCGGAGCCGGAAGAATGGAGAACGACTCGAATGATAAGAAAGACTGATATCGTTCGTGAGGCGGTGGAAGCCGGAGATTGGAAGAAAGCTCTGCGGATAGCAAAAGACTTCCGGATCGGCATCACCGCAGATCAGAGAGACAGAATGTCACGGGCATACGAATGCATGGTGCACCCAGTCTTCTATCAGCAGATCGGCACCGACATTCCGGCAGCAATAGCAATTGGGAAGCAGGTGGTGACTGATTTGTATGGATAGGAGATAACTTATGGAAGATGCAAGATTACTTTCCGGCGGCTATGTAGTGCTGCCGCTGGCTACCTATGAAGCATTGATGAAAAGATCCGAGATGAAGTTCGTTCCGGTAATGAAGACGGAAACGACGGACCCGAAACCGACCAAGAATGATGATAAGGAAGAAAAAGCTTCGGCACCGGATAAGGCGACTGAAAAGAAATGCGAGCGGAAGCCGGACCAGGCAGAAAAGCTCCGCAAGATGGTACGGGCCAGAGAGGTAGATCACGGAAAGGTGAATGCACTTCATAGGGCAGGCTGGTCGGCAAAAGACATAGCCGATGAAATGCATATTTCCATAGCTACAGTATATAATCATATAGATAAGTGACGGAAAAAAGCATACAAGAAATTTTATGGAGAGACTCATGAAGATATCATGGGTCTTTTCTTTATGGAGGCGAAAAATGAAGTATAGCGTGAATGAGGAGTACCGGAAGATAGGGCAGTCGGTAATCGAGCAGGTGGAAGAATTGAAACACCTGGCGACAGCCGATTGCAGGATTGAATTTCTGGCATCAGATAATAAGAAGACCAGCAATGGCAAGGATGTGCTTGGTGAATGCGTAAAGGTGCAGGACTTGTACAAAGAGTTCTGTCCGTATGACTTCTTGATTATCTTCTACGACCCGAATATACAGGATTTGACAGAAGATCAGCTCAAGATTCTGGCTGAACATGAATTGCTGCATATAGGATATGAATATAAGGAGAACGGCGAACCAAGATATTTCGTCCGTCCTCATGATTATGATGATTTCAAGCAAATTACTGACAAATATGGCACAGATTGGGCTAAAAAGCCTTGAATTGTCAGTAAGAATACAGTAAATAGTGGCGAAAGGAGTGCAAGGCGTGGCAAACGAGAAGAACCTTGTCCGAAATGAGGACAGAACTCCGAGCGAGCGCCGAAGAAATGCCTCAAAAGCTGGAAAGGCATCTGGCGAGGCTCGAAGAAAACAAAGAGACATGAGAGAGGCCGCAAAAGTCCTCATGTCAATGCAGGTAGTTGGCGACAACAACAAGAAGAATCTGGCGAACTTTGGTGTAGCCGAAGAGGATCAGAACTATACGACAGCTATTGTTGTAAGGCTCATGCAGAAAGCTCTGGTTGATGGAGACACGAACTCGATAAGACTGCTCGCTGAATTGACCGGGCAGATATCGAAGAACGGCTCTCTTACACCGGAAGAGGAAAGAGACCTCGAATATGCAAAGAGCCTTGCAAGATTGGCGATAAACATCCCGGACAACGGCAGAAATCCTTCTAGGAGTACTGCAATAGGTCCACAGGCAGGTCCGCAGACTATGTTCATGTGCAGTCCTGCCGATATCATTATCTATGGTGGAGCAGCCGGTGGAGGCAAGACATACGCGTTGCTTCTGGAAATGCTCAGAAACAAGGATGTACCTGGCTTCGGTGCGGTGATATTCAGACATAATTACAATCAGATCACTGCAGAGGGAGGCTTATGGGATGCATCCAATAAGTTATTTTCGCAGGTGGATGATGCAAGCCCTAGAAAAAGTCCGAGACTACACTGGCAGTTCGAATCCGGCGCAAGGCTTGGCTTTGCTCACATCGAAAGGGAGGAAGACCTTGCAAGCTGGCAGGGTACAGAAATTGCATACATAGGATTTGATGAATTGACGCATTTCAGCAAGCATCAGTTCCTGTACATGCTCTCTCGAAACAGAACTACCTGCGGAATAAAGCCTTATGTGCGAGCAACCTGCAATCCAGACTCAGACAGCTGGGTAGCAGACTTCATATCATGGTGGATAGACCAAGATACAGGATATCCGATACCGCAACGCTCTGGTATCATGCGGTACATGGCTGTTCTCAATGATACGATTTACTGGGGAGATACAGCCGAAGAACTGGAAGATTTGTACGGAGTAACCGAGGATGACTGCAAGACAGTCACCTTTATTGCGTCAAGGCTTGATGACAACAAGATTCTGATGCAAAAGGATCCAGGATATCTTGCTAATCTGAAAGCCATGACAGAGGTAGATATGGAACGACTGCTTTATGGTAACTGGAAAATCAGACCAAAGGCCGGCTCGTTCTTCAAGCGTACGCAGCTACGCAAAATGCTCGAAGAAATGCCACACGATCTCGTTGCAGTATGCAGAGGATGGGACCTTGCAGCTACGGACGAGGACGAAAACGAAGATGCAGCATATACTGCAGGAGTATGTATCGGTCGCACATCAGAAGGCCAGTTTGTCGTATTGGACGTTATTCGCAAGCAGATCAAGGCTGGCGAAGTAAGAACACTCATTATGATGACTGCACAGATGGACAAGAAGAAATACGGAAAGAAATGCCCCGTACGCCAGAGACTGCCCCAGGACCCCGGACAGGCTGGCAAAGACCAGGCGCAATCATTCCTAAAGATGCTTGCCGGATTTGATGTACAGATCAAGCCAGAATCTGGCGATAAAGCAACTCGTGCGGAGCCTATGGCTGCACAGTGGCAACACGGAATGTTTGATATTGTCGAAGGCGAATGGAACGAGGAGTATCTGAACGAACTTGAATCTTTCCCGGATGGTAAGTGGAAGGATATGGTGGACGCAGGAAGCTCCGCATTTAGCGAACTGACTTTAGGCATGAGCAATATCGCCGGAGGTCTCGTATACAACAGACTATCGGAAGTGTTTATGTCAGAAGACCAATCAGACAATCCGTATATCTTAAAGAAAGACAAACTGGCTGAATACAAGAGCCAAAACGCTCTTGGAGAAATCCATATCGGACTGGTATTCGGTGTTAATGGTTCTGGCAATGCCCTTGTGGCAACCACGAATTTGAATTACGAAGCAATGATAGTCTTGAAATCAGTTCTGTACTCCGGCGAATCGGTTGATCCGGAGACAGTAACAAGTAGATGCATAGACTTCATACGCAGCATACGTGATGAATATGGATATCTGACCGGAGTATACTGCGAGAAAGGTGAGCAAGTAATGCGAAGAAACCTTAAGAATGCCCTTGCTGAGCATGACATGGGAGACATTAGGGTTGGAGCAGCACTTGATCGCAATCTTGGAGACCGAATTAACACAGTCAATAAGCTGGTAGCAAACGACCGATTCTATATTGTTGAGGATGAGGCGGTAAGCATAAGCACAGCCCTCATGACGGCAACGTGGGATGCAAAAGTAAGCGGCGGCACACTCGCACGTTCACAGGAAAGCGACCAGTTCAGTCTCAATGCTTTCGAATACTCTTTTGAAGGAGATATGAAAAAGTATGTTGATAACATCAGTTAGGAGGATATTTAAGTGTGGATAACAGATATGATAGGAAAGGTGGTGAATAGATTGTTCCCAAGAACACAGATTGAGAAAGCACTCGGATCAAGGGTGGTCGTATCTGACAAGATGGAACAAGCCATCAGCCTATGGACGAATATGTACATAGATGAACCACCTTGGAAGAATGATAAGTGCAAGACAATGAACTTGCCTGCCTCCATAGCTCACGAATTTGCAAGACTGATAACGCTGGAACATGACTTCCAGATTACAGGCTCGACATTTGCTGATTATCTCGACTCTCAGATGCACAGAGGATTGAAGAACTTCAAACAGATAGTCGAATTCTACTGCGCAAAAGGAGGCGTTGCCATGAAACCATATGTCAGCGGCACGAACATTGACATCGATTTCACACAGGCAGAATGCTTCTATCCGACAGATTATGACAGCAACGGCAAGATAACAGGAGCTATCTTTGTAGATCAGTTCCGTTCCGGAAAGTATATCTACACAAGGCTGGAGAAGCATCTATTCTCGTCCAACCAGTTAATTACAGATGAAACCGGAGCAGAAAGGATCACAAACACCTACACGGTAACAAACAGAGCATTCAGAAGCGAACAGCTGATGACATACAATGCGGATGATTATACCGAATTGTCAGCGCAGGATCCGTTCCGTGAGGAGATTCCATTAAGTACAGTTTCTGACTGGGCAGGACTCTCGCCGGAGGAGGTCATCATTGATATTGACAAGCCCTTGTTTGTATATGTTAAGGTTCCGGCTGCAAACAACGTCGACACGAAATCACCTCTTGGTGCATCTGTATATGCTAAAGCAGTGGATGCAATTAAGATAGCAGACGAACAGTACAGCGAGAGTAAGTTTGAATTCGAAGCACTCGAAGCAGCAATAGATGCAGACGCAGACCTGTTCAAAAGAACAAGAGAAGGTAGACCGATATTGCCGACCGGATCAGAAAGAGTGTTCAGAACTTACGAATCAAGGCAGGGTGATAACGCCCAGCCATTTCTGCGTGAGTTTGCTCCAAGCTTCCGAGACGGCAGCCTGTTTAATGGCTTGGACCACTATTTGAAGATAGTGGAGTTTCTTGTGGAGCTTTCGTTTGGCACGATCAGCGACCCGTCATCTGTAGAAAAGACAGCAGAGGAGATAAAGACATCAAAGCAGCGTAGCTACTCAGCAGTCTGCAATATGCAGGATGCATGGGATGAAGCGCTGCATGATTTGGTCTATGCTATGTCTGTCTATGCTATCATGTACGGCCTTGCTCCATATGGAGCGTATGAGCTGTCAGCAACTTGGGGAGACGGCATCTTAGAGGATATCGACAAGGAGTTCAACAGGCGTTGGATGATGGTCAATGCCGGAAAGATGAAGCCTGAGAAGTTTATGGCTTGGTACTTTGGATGCTCTGAACAGGAGGCTCTGGAGATGATGCCTACATCGACTCCAATGGAGTTCCCGGAAGAAGAATAGGAGGACATAGCCTATGCTGACACCGGAATATCTTGCTGCCTGTGCAGCGCAAGCGGAGGAAATGTATGCTAGGCTGAATGAGCAGATCACTGCTGATATCTGCCGAAGAATCATTAAGACTGGCGAAATTACAGATACGGCTCAGTGGCAGCTCAAACAGTTACAGGAGAGCGGAATGTTAATGAATGACATTCTGACTGATGTAGCGAACGCCACTCCGTACTCCGAATCGGAACTTATGAAGATGTTTCGTGATGCAGGAGTAGCAAGCGTCAGATTCGACGCAGCTCCGCTTATAGCAGCAGGCATGAATGTTGATACTGGATTGTCAAAACCCATGATGAATGTTCTAGAAGCTAACCTGCGAAGAACAAACGGAGATTTGTCGAATTTGGCAATGACAACTGCCAGCAACGGTCAGCAAGAATTCATCAACGCAATGAATGAAGCCATCATGAAAGTGCAATCTGGAGCATTCGATTACCAGACGGCTATAAGACAGTGCGTTAACGATTGTGCTCGTATAGGAGCAAAGGTAAGTTATGATAGCGGAAGTCAGCTCAATCTTGAAGCGGCTGCTCGAATGAATATCTTGACTGCTGTTAATCAGACAGCGGCAAAGATCACGGAGATGAATGCCGAAAGGCTCGGTGCTGAATACTATGAAACATCAGCTCACGCCGGAGCCAGACTGGAGCACCAGGAATGGCAGGGGCAGGTATTCAAGATAGAAGGCGCAGATGCCGATTATCCAAACTTCTATGATGCGACTGGGTATGGCGAAGTAACCGGATTGTGCGGAGTCAACTGCCGTCACAGCTTCTTTCCATTCTGGCCTGGCATAAGCAAGCCTGCATATGACGCAGAAACGCTTGATAGATACGCAAACCACTCAGTTGAGTATAACGGCGTGGAGTATTCAGATTACGAAGCTAGCCAGATACAGCGCAGGATAGAACGCTCCATAAGGGAAAGCAAGCGAGTTGTAGAAGGATATAAGGCAGCCATAGAAGAAGCAACTGATGAAGCTACAGCCAAGTCATTGAAGCAAGGACTCACTGATGCGAGAAAGCAGTTGCAAGCAAGGCGCTCTAAGCTAACAGATTTCTGTAACCAGACGGACAGGAAGAAAGAATCCATAAGGCACAAAGCTTCCGTATTTGTTCCGGCAAAGCCAAAGATGAAGATATCGTTCCCGGATGACATAACATCCGTAAAAGGTGTAACTGTCGATGTAAAAGCGACACTTGACAAAGCGATGAAAAAGCTTGAAAGTGAGTATAACATCAAGTTAAGCCAGATTGTTGTAGAAAAATGCGACAAGGGAGATGTGTTTGTCACCGGATATGTATCTGGTGAGGGCAGGATGGCTATGGTTGTTAACCAGGATGCGGACTTCGACAAGATAATAGCCAGAATGGAGAAACAGTACGAAAGAGGCTATTTTGCCGGAAGGACGCTTGAAGACTATGTGGCTCACGAAGCATTTCATGTTATGCTTTATCAAGACTGCTTGACAGATGCTGCATTTGAAGCAAAATTTGCGGAGGTAGAAAGCTGGGCTCCGGTGCTCAAAGGAGTCTCAAAATATGCAGACAGGTCAACTGGAAAGGTAGCCAATGAAGCGCTTGCGGAGGCTTTTGTTAGAATGAGAAACGGAGAACAAGTCAATCCTATCGCAGAAGCTCTTGTTAAGAAGTACATAGGAGGTTATGCCAAATGAATTTAATTGGAAAGATGAAAGGTACAACCGGATATAGAATATCAAGATGCGAGATGTGCGGAAACTTCATCGACTTTGACAAAGACGGGAATCCGTGCTGTAAAGCGTATCCGAATGGCATACCGGAAGACTTCGATATCTTCTCCGCAGACATGGAGCAGAGAAAATGTTCGGATCAGTACAGGTATAAGGAAAAGTAAGTATCCCTACTGCTTTTTCATGAAGCCCGGACTTACAATTACACATTTAAGCCTCGCTCAAAGGCATACAATGGAGGCTACCCAATACAGGCTCTCACAGCCTCATATTCGGGAGCGAATCTGAAAAGGATAAAATCCTCACAGAAGATGAAATAAACGCTCCACGGGGCTGTAATGAAGCCAAAACGAATGACTATGAAGACTTACCACTACGGTAAGTCTTTTTGTTTTGCAATTATCTCATGAAAGGAGAACAGCAATGATAACCTATGCAAAGAAAGTACAGTCACAGGACGCATTCCAGTTCGAGTTCAACGGCCTGTCTGGCGATACGAAACCCACTGTGACATTCGAGGGTGCGAAGATCGCAAACGGCTCTACGTTCATGGAGATGGACACAAAGACATTGTATTTCTATGATGCAGAGAACAATGCGTGGGTATAAGGAGGTGATGAAAAATGGCATTGACAGCCGAACAGGTCCTTGCGATATGCCAAAAGTACACGCAGGACACGATACACGGTGCCGGTGCTGTAGCTGGTAAGCCATGTCAGATACAGTCGAAGACCGAAATAACTGGCGGCACAAGAATTACGTTCCTATGGGAAGATAATGCTGGAACACAGCACACGACCATAATGGATGTAATGGATGGAGCCAAGGGTGATCCCGGAGATAACGGTGTTTCCGTAACGGTAGACATCGAAGTAATAGCCGGAGGCCACAAGATTACCTTCACAGACTCCGAAGGTCCTCACGAAGTCGAGATCATGGACGGAGCCAAAGGAGACACTGGAGATGCAGGAGAAGACGGAGTATCGCCCGCAATCACAGTCAAGACCTCGACAGAAAGTACATACATACTGCATATAGTAACAGCAGATGATGAATTTGACACGCCCAACCTCAAGGGAGGAAGCAGCGGAAGTGTCGATGAACTGACAAATGAGCAGGTAGATGCCTTGCTCGCACTCTTATAAGAAAGGTGGATAAGAAATGGCAAATTTTGTATCAAACGACAATATGATAGTCCTCATGGGAGGAATCGCTGACAAGTTCGCAAGTCTTGGAGGAGCTTACAAGTTCAGAGGAAGCATTGCATTTGCAAATCTCCCCGGAACATTGACACAGGCAATGGCTGGTTATGTATATAACTTGACCGATGATTTCACTACAGACGCTCGTTTCATCGAGGGAGCCGGTAAGAAGTACAAGGCAGGAACTAACGTATCTGTTGCAGATCTGAGCACATATGATACGGTAACTCCCGAAGCAGGAGATAACCCCAGCACAGAGGGCTGGTATGAGGAAGTAAGCGGCAAGTATGTTCTTTCGGAAGATACGGAAGTTGTATCTGGTAAGACATATTACGAACTGAATGTAAACATGAAGTTTGACGTTACTGGATCATTTGAAGACTTCTCCAGCATCTATGCGATGATAAGCGGCACGTTCAATACAGCCACAGCATACAGCACCGGCGATGTTGTCATCTACAATGGCGCTCTGTATAAGTTCAAAGCAGATCACGCAGCAGGAGACTGGGATGCAACAGAAGTAGATCAGACCACAGTCGCAGAACTTGTTACTGCGGCAGAACCCGATAGCCTTACAACGGCACAGGTAAACGCATTGTTAGCACTTCTGTAAGGAGGTAGTACATGAGCAATAAGAATTTCATGTCCTACGGAGATGCAGAAACCTTGTTCACGGAAGTAGGAAGAAAGATCAGTGAGGCGGTATCAGCGTCCGGTGGTGGTGCAATATTCCGAATCACAGACCCAAGTGGAGACTGTGAAGGCGCCACAGTGAAACTCACCCACGGCTCCACGATTGTCACAGGAACCATCAGTAGCGGAAGCTGCATAATCAGCATCACTGAGGTCGGAGCGATCAAAGTTGAGATAGGTTCCGATATTGTGAGATATGTCACGATTCCGTATTTCAAGGATGTAAACATCTCGACAAGGACTGTATATGGCTTTAGAAAAGCCAAAGCTGTAAGCAACCCGGCAAAAAGAGTTGAATATCTGAATGATGCAGTAGGCTACACTCCGGCAGGAATGGATTATTCCAATGACGTATTTGATTACGGAGATTGGGAGAATGCCTTCTTTATGCCAAGGCCATGTATGCTGAGAACCAACGGAGAAGTAGCATACTACCTTGATCCGGATGATTACACAAAGAAAGAGGATGGTACTGCATCAGACATCGCTGATAGTTCTTTCGATGGAGATGTAATGATCGAATTTCCGAAGATATGGGTGTACAGATATGAAGATCAGAATTACACCTACTGCTATATTGCAGACCACAAGGTAGATAATAACTACAAGTGCTATGCGAATATGGATGCAGAAGGAAATGAAATAGATCGTTTCTATGTTGCAGCCTATGATGGAAGCATTGTAAGCAACAAGCTGCGCTCTCTGTCTGGAGTTGCACCTGCAAATACCATTGCCGGAACAACGTTCATAGCGGACGCTCTTGCAAAGAACACCGGAAGCGACTACACGAAGAACGGCTGGTACATTTCCCAGTGGTGCGATAGAGCGTTGATAAACGATCTGCTTGTTTTGATCGGAAAGTCCACCGATACACAGACAGTATTCGGAAAAGGACATAATTCCGGCGGTTCTTCAGCTGCTTCACTCATAGCAAGCGGAACACTCAATGCAAAGGGTATGTTCTACGGCAAGAACGTAGATGGCTACGCAGTCAAGGTGTTCGGTATCGAGAACTACTTTGGAAATCTATGGAAGTGGTGTGCCGGTCTTATGGCGACTGGAGCGAACCTGTATGCAAAGATGACTTGGGGAACTCAAGACGGAAGTGCTGGTGTTGGGTACGGAACAACAGCTGTATCGACCAGCAAGAACCTTGGAAAAGCAGCATCCGGTACATCTGGAGGTTACATCTCGAACACGTACAATAGCGAATTTGGAGACGTACCGATTACAGCATCCGGATCGTCAGACACCTATGAGTGTGACGGCTTGTGGTTCACATCAAGCGGAGTATTATATGCGCTTGTCGGCGGCGCCTGCAGCGCTGGTCTCCGTGTCGGGGCGTTTGCACTCGGTGTGGCCGACGCTGTCTCGGTTTCGAGCTGGGGCATCGGCGCTGCGCTTTCTTGTAAACCACCTAACGCTGCGTAAGCAGCAGGGAGGGGACCGGGGTAGGAACGAACCCCGGAAGCAGATTAAGCCAATGCGTAAATCGGAGGCGATATGTACAAGAAAGTAGAAAGCACGAACAAGCCTGCAAGACGTGAAGTGAATAATGGAGATTACTATTTAAGGAAAAACATCACGCTCCGAAAAGGAGAAGATGGCAACCCGGATATGTACTGTTATGAGCAGGCTGTTGTATCGGAAGATGAATACTTTGCAGACATAGAATCCGAAATGGATGATATGCGTAAAGCAATAGCAAAACTACAAAGGAGGAGTTGAAGATGAAGCTATCAGAAGTGCTTGCAGCTCTAAGCAGCAATAAGATAAGCATCACAATCATGGACGAAAACGACAATGCCTTGATTACTTTTGATGCTGCCGGCTATGGAGCTGTAGAGTCTGATCTTGGCGACAGGAAAGTCGGAATAATCAAGATTAACACTGCAACGGCAGTAACGATCTCGATTAAAGCTGCAGAGAACAGCACGAACGATCCTGGCACAGACCCGTCAGATCCTGGCGGAGACCCTTAAATTGAATATTGATATGGAGGACCGGCTGTACTTGATACAGTCGGTTTTTTATATCGACCCAGGCATGTCGCTTAAACTGCCTACTTGCCATTGGAGACTGGCACTTAAACAGCTCCATTCTCTTGCCGTGAGAGACATAAACACGGATAGCAACTGTCAGAGTGAACTGACGCTTAAACGAAATCAGCGAAAGGAAGGTAATAAACATGTACGAATTTTTAAAGAAGCTTTTTGGAACAGGTGAAAACGGCGAACCCGAGGCCATGACTTACGAGCAGCTGGAGGCAAAGATTAACGAATCGAAAGATTTGAAGATCGTCAATCTGAAAGATGACGGATATGTCTCAAAGGAGAAGTTCGAAGCCAAGGATACTGAGCTTAAGGCTGTACAGAAACAGCTCGAAGACGCCAATGCACAGATTCAGTCCTTCAAGGATGTTGATGTTGACGGCATCAAGGGCAAGGTATCCGAATGGGAGAAGAAGTATGCCGAAGACACCGAAGCTCTTAAGAAGCAGATGGAAGAACAGGAAGTCAGACATCAGCGTGATCTGTATTTCAGCAACGTGAAGTTCGCTTCAAATGCTGCAAAGAACGGAATTTTGATGGAGTTTGACAAACAGGGCTTCCAGCTTAAGGATGGCAAGTTCCAGGGAGCAGATGACTGGCTCGCTCAGCAGAAGAAGGAGGATCCGGCATCATTCGTACTGGAAGATAAGCCCGCTGGCGATGGAAATGGTGATGGCGCAGACGGCAACAATGGAGGTACATCCGGAAGCGGAGCATCCGCTGCCGCAGGAGCCACGAATCCCATGCAGCCACAGGGAGTAGTTCTTCCGACGTTCGCTACGGCGACAAGCAAAGGATCCGGAGTTGACCAGGGACAGATGAATCCGTTTGGCAACCTTGGGTTCAGACATGTAAAGCAACCCGAACAGAAATAACAAAGGTATAAGGAGGATAACGAAATGCCTAATCTTAACTATGCACAGCAGTACCAGCAGGCACTCTTACAGGAGTTCCCTTACGCTCTGTATTTCGGAGCACTCTTCGCAACGCCCAACAACGGTAGATACCAGTGGCTCAACGAAGACACAATCCAGATTCCCAGCATTCAGACCACAGGTCGTGTAGATGGAGATATGGATACCATCGGCACCAAGACAAGAAACTTCCAGAACAGCTGGACCCCTCTTAAGGTGCAGAACCACAGAACATGGAGCACCCTGCTTCATCCTCGCCAGGTTGACATGACCAACCAGGTAGCAACTATCGCAAACATCACTCGTGTTTACAACGAGCAGGAGAAGATCCCGGAGATGAACGCATACTGCATCAGCAAGCTCTACGCAGACTATGTTGCAGCAGGCGAGACTCCCGACACAACGGTTCTCACTGTTAGCAATATCCTCTCTGTATTCGATCAGTGGATGCAGGAGATGGATGATGACAGAGTACCTCGCCAGGGACGCATCCTCTATGTTACCCCTGCAGTTAAGACTCTTCTCGACAATGCTGACGCATTCCAGAGACAGATCAAGGCTGATCCTGCAAGCGGTAACGTAAGACGTATCATCAACAGCCTCGACGATGTTCGTATCGAGCCTTCCGTTCCCAAGGATATGATGAAGACAGTATACGACTTCACACAGGGCTGGGCAGTAGATAACTCTGCTAAGCAGATCAACATGGTTCTTGTTGACCCCGAAGCAGTTATCACTCCTATCAACTACGAGTTCGCACAGCTCGACGCTCCTAGCGCTGGCTCTGACGGCAAGTACGTATACTTCGAGGAGTCCTTCGAGGATGTATTCCTTCTTCCTAAGAGACAGAAGGCTATCAAGTTCAACGTAGAGGCTTGATAAAAGCGACTACAGGCACAGGGGCGGCTCTTTTCGGGTCGCCCTATAAAAATATTAAGTAGGAGGTAAAAACCGATGTTAAAGGCAATCAAGGCCAATAAGGTTGTTCGTATCGCAGACGAACAGATCAAGAACTACAAAGCCCTCGGCTTCAAGATTACCGATATGGAAGGCAAGGTTGTATATGACCCTGCTGAAAATTCGGACAATGCAAAGGAGCTTAAGGCAATCATCGAAAAGAAAGACGCTGAGATCGAGAAGCTCAATGCGAAGATCCTTGACTTACAGGCACAGCTTGCAGAAAAGGATGATGCTGACGATGCAAATGCAGACGGCGAAGCTGATAAAGACGCTGAGATCGAGAAGTCTGCTAAGAAAGCAGCAGCGAAGAAGTAAGGAGGGGCGTATGGTTCAGACTACAGTAGTAAGCCCTTATGCCGACTATGACTTCTACAAGAATGTCTATCATGGCACAGGGATACCGGAAGACGACTTCATAAGGCTCGAAGCCCGTGCGGAGGATGAATTGGATGCAATGACATTCCACAGAATCCCGAATATCGACAGTAAGTTCATGACGAACGAGCTGGCGATGAACATTCGCAAGGCTGTATGCGCTCTGGCAGAAGTTCAGTCAACCGGAGAAACTGCTGGAGCCGGAATCGGAATCAGCTCTGAAAGCAATGATGGATATTCTATAAGCTACTCGCAGAATGTTCAACAGGAAATCTCAAAGCGAATGAGCAATGCGGCTGGAAAGTACCTTGCAGACAGCGGACTCCTCTATCGGGGAGGAGGCGATTGGCATGATAACTGACAGCAATATCACGATTTTCAATAGACGGCGCAGTGATGGCGGTACGGAAGTACTGGTTCCCACAGTCATAAGGAATTGCACATGGTACTACAAGCACATCGTATCCGGTTCAGAGATGATGGACAACGCTGACGAGTACAGTGTGCGGATTCCGATTGACGCATCCGTAAAGGATGGAAGAAAGTACATTAACGGACATGACTATCTGGAACTGTCTGACGAAGAAGCTGCAAAGCATTGGACGATCATGAAGAATGACATGGTGGCGAGAGGCGAGTTCACTGACACAGTGCAACAGCAGTCGATTATCACACAGCAGACGGATGATTGTTTCATCGTGAGCACATTCGGAGATAACACTTGGCGAGGCAGTAAGGCTGTCAAGCATTGGAGGGTAGGTGGTAGCTAATGGCAGGAGCACACACGATCAAGACACCCAGAGGAACGATCAGCGTAGGCGCAGGAGGCATGGCAGAACTGACCTGGAACCCCGGCTTTGGATCCCAGTACACTGGCATCTTCAACCGAAAGCAGGCGTTTGTAGACAGTGAAGTTTTGAGATATTGTTCTCCGATGGTGCCTTTTCAGACTGGTACGCTGGAGCACTCCGGCACGCTGGGTACGGATGTCGGTAGTGGTGTTGTCGAGTACATAGCACCATATTCGCATCATCAGTACTATGAGACCGCTGATAGTAGGGCATATGACCCGAACAGGGGAGCACACTGGTTTGAGCGAATGAAAGCCGCCCATAAGAAAGACATAGAAGCCGGACTGCAAAAGATATAACGGAGGTAGCAAGTATGGATTCCATCATTCAAGGAGTAGTGGATTACGTAACAGCGTGTCCTCTGCTTAAGAACGGCTTGTTAAGAGTTGACAGCCTCGGCTCCAAGCCAGTCGAGTATGTGGTGGAGGTTCTGCCATGTGACCCGATAGTCAAGCAGTATGTCGATGGTAGCTCTATTCGGCAGTATCTGTTCGCCATAGGCAGCAGGGAGTATTACGCTCTCGATATGGTTCAGAACATCAGCAATTCGAAGTTCTATGAACAGCTGCAGCAATGGTTCGAAGAGCAGAATGCCAGGGAGAATTTTCCAGACATAGGCGACGACAAAGAAATGCAAGAAATTCAGTTAGTAACATCCGGTTATCTGTTCGCTACCGACCGCAAGACGGCCCGGTATCAGATGCAGTTCCGGTTAGTTTATTTTAAGGAGGTAACAAAGTAATGGGTTCAAGAACAGCAATGTTAAGGAACAAGATTGCCGATTACATCAAGATCGGTAACGACTACGAGCTTTGCGGAGTAGGCTTCACTCAGTTGAACGAATCTCCCGGAGCACAGACCGACAGCACAACCTATATCAATGAGGTTACGACCAGCACCAGCATCACTGGCTACGAGACAGAGTTCAGCTATGAGTCTGATCTGATTCCCAGCCAGAAGGCAGTGCTTGCGCTCTACAATGTCGGCAGAAACCACATCACAGGAGAGGGCGCTGAGTTCGATTACATTCGTGTGGATGTTTGGAACCCGGTTGGAACGCCTACTACAGAACTTGCAGAGTACAAGGCCCGTCTCTTCAAGGTAGCCAATGAGACCTCTGATATCGAGGGCGATGGCGGTGAGAAGATTTCCGTATCCGGTACTCTTCATGCAATCGGCGACCCTGTACAGGGTAAGTTCGATGTCATCAGCAAGACGTTCACAGCAGGTGACTTCGTAGGAAAGTACGATGATGGTGAGCAGCCTGTAACACCTTCAATCACGCTCGATAAGCTCACTCTTACCGTAGCAGAAGGTGCTGATGAGCAGATCGCAGCAACAACAGTTCCTGTAGACGCTGAGGTTACATGGACTTCATCTGATACAGATGTAGCTACTGTAGCAGCCGGCACAGTTTCCGGTGTTGCAGCAGGTACTGCAAGGATCACCGCTTCGATTACTGTCGATGGCGTAACCAAGACTGCATTCTGTGATGTAACTGTCACCGCTTGATAGAAGCACACAGAACACAGCTGTAAAGAACAGGAGACTGGGTCAGAGTAGTCACGGCTGGCCCAGTCTTTACCTTGATGTGACAGACCAGGAGGATTAAAGAAATGACAGTACAAATCAACGGAGTATCGTTAGAGTGCAATTTTACAGATGCAGATTTCACGGAGCAGTTCGAGAATGCGACCAAAGCCATGCAGGAAGAGGTCGTAAAACTCCAGACAGACAAAAAGGCAGTTGAAGGGCTTTCCACAGCAGACCAGATGAGAAAAGTCTGCTCGGTCGTTAATGATTACTTCGACGGAATATTCGGAGAGGATACATCGGAGCAGCTGTTTGGCGGCAGAAATGATATGTTCGACCACCTTAAGGCAGTCGAAGTCATTACGGAAGCACAGAAGCAGTCTCATAAGGAGTTTGCTGACTTCACGAACAAGTACATTCAGAAAGCAAAGGCAGAGCAGGCCCGCAACCAGCAGCAGTCTGGTCAGATCAAGAGCATGCAGGGTCATCTGCCTAAGCAGATCAAGTAATCTATGAATATTCTCTTTGGAGGCTTGCCCGAAGAAGTAGAAATCTGCGGAGAGATGGTTCCGATTAACTCTGATTTTCGTATCGGTATTCTGTTCGAAGACATGGTCTTGGACAGAACACTTGATGATGACGAGAAGATTGAAACCGCTCTCCGTTTGTATTTCGGAGATGAAGTCCAATTCGTTGGCGCTGACGCAATTCGGGAAGCCATGAACAAGATATTGTGGTTTTACAAATGCGGAGAAGATGAAAATAAAGACGAAAAGGACAAGAATGGGAAGCCTATCTTTTCGTATGAGCACGATGCTGCTTACATCTACGAAGCATTCCTATCTGCATATAAGATTGACCTCACGACAGAAAAACTCCACTGGTGGCAATTCAGAGCACTGTTCGGCGCTTTGCCGGAGGATGTGATGTTTATGAAGATCGTCGGATATCGGGCGATGAAGATTCCGAATAAGCTCCCGAAGGAGCAAAAGGAGTTCTATCAGAAGATGAAGAGGATCCATGAACTTCCTCTGCCAAAAGAAGAACAGGATTTCAACAACGACTTGATTGCAGCACTCATGACCGGAAACGGTCTGCAAGAAGTGCTTGGAATCGAAGACGCAGGAAACCAGTGAGGTAAGGTATGGCAGGATTTGATGGAACATTAAAGTTTGACACCAAGCTCGACTCGTCTGGGTTCGAGAGCGGATTGTCAAAACTCGGCGGTCTAGCCGGGAAGTCATTAGGTCTCGTCACGAAGACCATGACGGCTGCTGTAGGTGCTGCAACAGCACTTGGAGGTGCAGCCATTAAGACAGGAGCCGAATTTGAAGCGGCAATGTCACAAGTAGAAGCCATTTCCGGCGCAAGCGCCGATGATATGGTTGATTTGACTGCAAAAGCAAAAGAAATGGGAGCAACAACGGTGTTCTCAGCATCGCAGTCAGCAGAAGCATTTAAGTATATGGCTATGGCAGGATGGGATACTGCTGATATGCTCAATTCTATTTCTGGTGTTATGGATCTTGCAGCCGCATCCGGAGAAGAACTTGGAACCGTCTCAGATATTGTCACAGACGCTATGACCGCATTTGGCATGGCAGCTGATGAAAACAGCAAAGTTCTTGGATATGACAAGGATACCATGCAGGAGTATGAGACAGAGGTCAGCAACTGTACAAGGTTTGTTGATGTTCTCGCTGCAGCATCATCGAACTCAAACACGAATGTAGCCCTTATGGGTGAGACATTCAAGTATGTAGCGCCTGTAGCTGGAGCATTAAAGTTCAGCTGCGAAGATACAGCTCTTGCAATCGGATTGATGGCGAACTCCGGTATCAAAGGAAGCATGGCAGGTACTGCTCTGCGTAATGTTATGACACGTATGGCAAAGCCTACGAAAGACAGCGCAGCAGCTATGGACCGACTCGGCATTTCTCTTACAGACGAAGCCGGTAACATGAAGTCTCTGAACCAGATCATGCTGGAAATGAGAGATGGATTTGCCGATCTGACGGAAGCAGAAAAAGCCCAGGTCGCAGCACAACTTGCAGGACAGCAAGGTATGTCTGGATTGCTCGCCATTGTAAATGCATCAAATGAAGATTTTGACAAGCTGGCAGACTCTATCAATCACAGCACAGGTGCCGCATCTGACATGGCAGACACCATGATTGATAACCTGCAGGGAGCGATTACGATTTTGAAATCGAACCTTGAAGGGCTTGCTATCACGTTCTATGAGAACATAGATGCTCCTGCAAAGGATGCGGTTGTAGCATTACAGGGCATGGTCCAGGATATGGACAAAGCAATGCAGGAGGGTGGTCTCTCCGGCCTTGCTGAAGCCGCAGGAAAAGCACTCGGTCAGCTGGCTTTATATATAGCACAGCAGGCTCCAGCAATCATACGTGGAGCCACAAGCATGATTCATTCGTTTTGCGAAACGATAAAAAATCCCCCGCCAGAACTCAAAGGTGCAGCAGGAGAACTGGTGCAAGCCCTTGTTGAGGGCATAGCATCATGTTCAGGAGATATGATTTCGGCTGGGATCGTACTGCTTCGCATGCTTTTAGAGGGTATTGCCAATAATGCAGACGAAATTGGAACAAGCATCGGAGAAGCTATAGGTCAGATTGGAGATGCAATAGCCCAGAATGGACCTGCAATTATCGAGGCCGGAGCCAAGATAATCAAAGGCATTATAACTGGCATCCAGAAGTCCAATCCAAAGCTTTTCGCAGTCTTGGCTGCCCTTTTCGGAGGTAAGGCACTTATCTCTATTGGAGGAGGGATAGCCTCTTTAATGGGCTTAATAGGCAAATTAAAGGGTGGCCTCGGAGGGCTTACCGGAATGACATCCGGAGTATCAGCTTTTGGTGGTACGATCCAGAAAGTTGGTACAGCACTATTGTCAGCAGGCGCAGGGTTTGCCCTTGCAGCAAGTGGCATGCTTATGCTCTCGATGGCAGCTACACAGCTGTCTGCTGCAGGGCCCGGAGCAGCCGTTGCTATGACGCTTATGGTCGCAGGCATCGGCGCTTTGATGGCATTGGCAGCACTGTTAGGACCTCAGTTGCAAAACGCCTCTACGGGGCTTGTAGCATTCGGAGCAAGCATTCTTCTTGCAGCAGCCGGAATGTCATTGATGTGCATGGCAGCAACCCAGCTCGCAGCGGCAGGACCCCTTGCAATGGCAGGGCTGGCTGTAATGACCGCAGGGCTGATCGCTCTGCTTGCAATAGCAGCAGCATTAGGACCACAGCTCACAGCAGGAGCGGCAGGACTTATAGCATTCGGCGCAGCAATTCTGATAGCGGCGGCTGGTATGTCTCTAATGGCAATGGCAGCCACACAGGTAGCCGCAGCCGGACCACTTGCTCTGGCAGCATTGATAGCAATGGAAGTCGGTCTGATCGCACTCATGGCGGCAGCCGCATTGCTCGGTCCGATGCTCACGGCGGCATCAGTCGGCTTGATAGCATTCGGAGCAGCGATAGCTATTGCAGCGGCAGGAGTTTATATATTAGTACAGGCGGCGATTCAATTGTCATCCGCAGGTGCTCCGGCAGGAATAGCACTTGCGGCTCTGACAGTTGGCATCATCGCTTTTGGAGCAGTAGCAGGTCTACTTGCTCCGATACTGCTTCCCGGAGCGGCGGCAATCGCAGCACTTGGAGCAGCATTTTTAGTAGTATCGGCGGCAGTTGCATTGGGAGCAGCCGCTTTAGCAATTATCACGGCTTGTCTGCCACAGATAAGTGCATACGGAGCGCAGGGAGCGATAGCAATCGCAGAACTGGGAGCAGGTATGCTCGTATTCTCGGCAGGCGCAGCGGCGGCAGGTCTCGCAGCAGCGGCGGCAGCAATCCCGATTGGTCTGCTGGCGGTTGGAATGGTAACTCTCGGTGCCGGATTCATGGCAGTATCCGTAGCAGCAATGCTCGGCGCAACAGCTTTGATGATGGTGTCAACGGTTCTCCCGACAATAGTTCAGTATGGCACAGATGGAGCAACGCAGATCGCTTTGCTCGGAGCATCAATGGCAGCATTTGCAGTCGGATGTGCGGCGGCAGGAGCGGCGGCTTTATTGGCGGCAGCACCGATGCTTGCACTCGGAGTAGCGGCAGTAACGCTTGGAGTAGGCTTTACTACTGTATCGGCGGCAGCGACTCTCGGAGCGGCAGCGTTAAGGCTTATATCAGCCTGCCTGCCACAGATTTCGCAGTATGGTCTGTCATCAGCCACAGCAATCACTGCTCTCGGAGCAGCGCTGGTTGTATTCGCAGCAGGGGCGGCAACAGCCGGGGCAGGAGCAGGAGTGGCAGCCGTAGCATTTGGAGCTTTGGCTTTAGCAGCGGCAGCGGCAGACTTGGCATTTGCTCCGCTTGCGGTTGAAATGACCGCTTGCTCGGCATCAGTCGCAGTAATAGCCGCATCAGCTCAGACAGCAGCAACAGGTATCTCAAGTCTCGCAGCAACATCCGCAGGAATCATCCTTGATATGGGTAAGCTGGCTCTGGCATTTCCACCTGTAGCGGCAGTTCTTGCACCGTATGCGGTAGCAGCAACAGCGGCGGCAGCATCGAACACTGCCCTTGCTTTAAGCTGCACAGCGACAGCCGTAGCAATAGCAGCAGAATCCGCAGCAGCAATCGCTCTTGGAGCGGCTATGGCGGCGGCAGCACTTGGACTGACAGGGTTCAAGGTAGCCTCTATGGGCATGGATCTCGCAGCAAACAGGATAGCAGAAGCATTCCAGCTCTTGGCTGGCTCAGCTCCCGCATTTGCAGCAGTAATCACAGCGCTCGTCGCTCCGTTCACTATGGTTAGTGCAGCGGCGGTAGCAATGGCGGCGGCTCTCGTATCGACACAGGCATCGTTCACTATGCTGAATGGTCTGTTGACAATGGCGAATGCACAGCTTCTGGTGTTCAATGCGACTTTGACAATAACAATGAACACGATCAGAAACAATGTGACGACCACGCTAAATCAGATAACGACCACGACGCAGGCCCGTCTGAATACATTGAGAAGCCAGATTATGGTTATTCTGTCCACGATAGCAACGCAGGTACAGGCAAAGATGCTCCAGATTAGGACATCGGCGGTGAATGCGATTATCACGATGATTAACCAGATAAACAGCCAGTTATCGAGACTGCCCGGACTGATGTATGTACAGCTTACAGCAGCAGCAAACAAGGTTGATACATGGCGAGTATTACTCGTTCAGAAAGGCACTGCGGCAGCACAGGCGCTGACCAATGCAGTCATTAGTGGTTTGCAGAGCCTGTCATCGCAGATGCAGTCAATCGGTGTCGAGGTTGTCAACGGTCTTTGGAGAGGCATGGATAGCCGCTGGGGATGGCTCGAAGAACAAGCTCGAAAGAAAGCAAAGAGCCTTGTAGATTCCATGAAATCGGAGTTACAGGTCGGCTCGCCGTCCAAGTTGGCGGCAAAGGAAGTCGGTCGTTGGCTCCCTCCTGGTATCGTCAAGGGCTTTTCGGATGCAATGCCCGATGCGGTTCAGTCCGTACAGGCACAGATGCATGACCTTGTTGGCAGTATGACATCCGCAGTAATGACATCGCAGTACAACTTCGGAAGAACAGCCGGAGCATTAGCGGCAGCCGGAGCAACAGGCGGCAATGTATATTATGACAACAGCTTCCATCAGTCGAACGAATACCATGAAGAAATCAAGAATCCTTCCGACATTGCGAGAGCGCAGAGGCAGGCATTCAGAGATATGTTTGGAGGTGTGAAATGACAAAGAATACTTTGAAGATAGTCCTCGAATGCAATGGAAGGACCCTTGCGATGGGTCCGAATGAAGACATTGATATTACGAAAGTCACAGGGCTTGAAGCATCGGAGTTCGAGATCAGCACTTCCGACAACGCTTTGGTAGACGGAGTATCGGTGGACGGCAAGAAGATAAAAGGCAGACCTATCCATATTGAGGCTGCCTTTCGCAGCTTGGCGAGCAATCCGCAGAACAGGGAGAAGCTCGTCAAGTTCTTCAATCCGAAGTACACAGGAAAAGCCAGGATTGAAAATATGGGAACGCCAAGGAATATCGAGTACGAACTGGAGGGTTGGAACTTCAATGACGGCGACAGAAATCTTGATGCAAGACTGAAATTCGTCGTTGATCTGATGTGTCCAGACCCCTATATGCAGAATGTGGATAACTTCGGTAAGAACTTGGCGAATATCACGCCGATGTGGGCATATCCATTCTACTGTGCGAAGCAGAAGGTCTTTGACCTGCCTATTCAGTACAGAGGACTGGGGCTTGGCGGTGTGATAACAGGTTACAGAACGCTCCGACAGGAGGTTGTGCTTGCGAATGACGGCGATGTACCGACAGGAGTGCAGATTCAGTTCGTAGCAAGCAGAGGACCAGCAAGCAATCCGTGCATCAAGCTGATAAGCACAGGGCAGTATGTCCGTGTAGTTCTTGATATGGAGGAAGGAGACATCCTGCTGATAGATACCAACGACAGACATCAAGTCATCGAGCTTAATGGAGTCAATGTCTATCAGAAGATAGATCGTAAATCAGATCCGTTCCAGCTTGCGGTTGGCGATAACGTCCTTGAATATTCGGCAGACGAGAACTATGTCAACCTTGATGTTAATGTGTTCTACACGCCGAAGTATCTGGGGGTGTAGCCTATGAGATTGATATTTTTAGACAAGGATTTCGAGACGATCGGCTCTATGTCCGTCTATTCGTCCTTGATATGGGACAGGCGGTACTACGAACCGGGAGTCTTTGAATTGCACGCATCAGTCGAGTATTTCAGTTTGATGAACAATGCAAGATACCTCTTCAGAAACGACAGGCATGAGCTTGGAGTCATCCGTGAGGTTGAATACACGCAGACCGATAAAGGCGAGCGTACAGCATACTGCAAAGGATACTTCGCAGAGAAACTGCTGGATGAAAGAGTGACCGATACGACATTCAATATGACGGGAACGCCGGAGGAAATAAGCAGGGCGCTTGTGACGCAGTATTTCATAAGCCCAGCTGAACCCGACAGGGCAATGAGTCATATCGTTCTCGGAGAACTGAACAATGTCGGCACCAGCATCAAGAAGCAGAACACGGGAGACCCGATAGGCGAGCTGATGTTTGACATCGAACAGACGCAGGAGTTAAGCCATCGCCTCGTATTCGATTATGAGGACAACTTGCTCCGGTTGGAAGTATGGAAAGGTTTGGATCGCACAGACGAGCAGACAGAAAACTCGTGGGCGGTCTTTTCTGATGCATTCAAGAATGTCAAGGATGTCGTGTATGACAGGGATGAAAGCGAGTATAAGAACTATGCCTATGTAGCCGGAGAGGGCGAGGGAGCAGCAAGGAAAAAGGTAGAGGTAGATATCCGAACCGACCCGAACGAGGAGCGCAGGGAGATATACGTCGATGCCAGAGACTTGCAGCAGACCACAGACGAGCATTCATATACAGACGCTCAATATCTCGACCTGTTAAGGCAGAGAGGCAAAGAGAAACTGGCTGAATATGACTTGATCGAAACAGTCTCCAGCAACATCGAGACACTGGCAAATCTGGTCTATGGAGTCGATTACGACCTAGGAGACCGATGCACCTATCAGAACTTGGATGTAGGCATTGAATGCACGAAGCGTATCACGGAGATCGAGGAAGTATACGAGGGAGCGAAAGTGACCTTGAACATCACGTTCGGAACGGATAATGCGACGAGCATTCATAAGATTATCAAAAAGGAGATAAGCTGATATGGCAATGGAATATGGTTATTTTGATTCTGAAATCACAGGAACTGATTCAGAAGGTATGCCGATATTCGACAGAGCGATGGGTTCAGAGCTGCTGTCGATTTTTTATGGCAAGCTGATAAGCAATGGTGTTTTGGCGAGGCCAGCCGATTGCTTCCAAGTAGTAGCGAAAGAGGGCATGGTTGTCACAGTAAAGCCCGGATTCGGAATGATAAACGGACGTTTTGCATACAACAGAGAGACGACTGATCTGACCTTGAATCCGGCGAACAATCAGTATCCACGTATCGACAGGGTGGTGCTTCGCTGTAACTATCTGAACAGGCTTATGGAGCTGATCGTAAAGCAGGGAACGCCTGCACCGACACCCGAACCGCCCGAAGTATTGCAGCCGACAAGCGGTGACTACTACGAGCTTGGGCTGGCGACAATCTACATTTCGTCGAACCAGACTGTTATCACGCAGTCCAGCATCACAGATACACGCCCGGATGATTCCGTGTGCGGATATGTAACGCAGCTGATAGACCATCTCGATACTTCGGTATTCATGGCGCAGCTCGCTGCATTCTATCAAGAGTTTGTCGCCACATGTAGCGAAGATTACACAGATTACACGAACCAGATGGATACGTTCCTGTCAACACTCCGTAATAGCGGGCTGACTCAGCTACAGGAAGTGGTAGATGCAATGACAACCTTTGAACAGACCTCAGAGACAGAATTCAATATCTGGTTTGAGTACATCAGAGGTCAGCTGTCAGATGATGTAGCCGGCAGATTGCAGAACGAAATTGATGCAATCGTTGAAAAGGAGTTCAAGCATTACAACGGACTTGTCAACAAGGTTACAGAAATCACAGGAGATGGAGCAGGAAAGACTATTGCAGCCACAGGAGAGGGGATTGTTGCCACTACGACATTTAGCACGAATGCACTCGGAGCCAAAGTTATCACGACCGTTGTTGTCCCGGATGAAGGAGTTTATCAGTATACAGAAACTGTTGTTATTGAAACCATTGAGGGCGGCAAACGGATAACAGAGAGCTACGCACAGTCACCGAAAGAGTAAGGAGGATATTGAAACATGGCAGATTTTGTAGCAGCGCAGTATGCGATTGATGAAATCGAAGGAAAGATAGCTGAATCGAACGGATCCGGAGTTCCACCGGCAAACATGGCGATGATAACCGCAGTCGGCAGGGATGGAAAAGTGTCATTAAAGTTCAGACCGCCTGCAGAAACAGTAATAGACGGACAGCTTATATGCACACCAAAGAAGCTCATGGTACGCAAGAAAAGAGGATTTGCTCCTGCAAGTATGGAGGATGGAACGCAGCTCCTGCTCTTAGAAGGCGATGCTATGCATAATTATGAAAGCACACCCTACGAGGATACGGGGCTGACGAACGGACAGGAGTACTTCTATCGGTTCTTCACGATGTCAGACCATGATGTCTGGAATCTGAATGCGGCGAATATCGCAAGCGCTATCCCGAAAGAGTACACCTTGCTCGGCTTCAAGATAGCAAAGAACGAGAGCGACCCTGCCGCAAGAGTGACCTATACGGAGGGAGCAGTCGGATTTACGCCTGCCGGAGTTAATCTATCGACAGGGCAGTTCAGTTACGGCAGCTTCTCTGATATGTGGTTCGTCAAGGATAATAAGCCCGTCATGGTTAACCCGGACGGCACAGAAGCGTATGAGCTTAATCCGGATGACTATACCAAAAAGAAAGACGGCACAGCTTCTGAGATTTCCGATACAACCCAGAGCAAGAACGCAATGGCTAAGATACCACTCGTATGGTTAAAGATGTGGGAAGACTCCGATTATGAGTATTGCAACATCTGCGATATTCAGCTCACAGAAGATTACCACGCTTATGCACATCAGCGTTCAGACGGCACGATCATGGATTTCGTGTATATGTCCATGTTTGAGGGCTCGCTTATCAGCAGCAAGGTTCGTTCTCTGAAAGGACAGACACCGATGAACAGCCAGACTGGAGCAAACGAGTTGACCTATGCGAAGAACAACGGAACGCTTTGGAGCACAAGAAGTTGGAGCCAGTACAACTTGATAAATATGCTCTTGATCTTGATGGGTAAGAGCACGAACATCCAGAATAAATTTGGATATGGTCATTACAATGGCGGTACAGCAGCAAGCTCATTGCTTAAGACCGGAACATTGTCCGACAAAGGGCAGTTCTACGGAACAAGTGGCAATATTGCTATGAAGTGCTTCCACATTGAAAACCATTACGGAGATATCTGGGAAAGAATTGAGGGTATGGTTACAAATGGAAGTACCCACATTCTTGTAAAAGAAGCTCCCCCTTACAATACAAGCGGAAGTGGCTACACAGACACAGGAGTAGTACCCGGTGGAACATCTGGAGGCTATATCAATGCCGCAAAGATGACACAGTATGGTTTGATACCAAAGACAGCAAGTGGTTCTGACAGCACTTATTATGCTGACGGCTTGTGGTTCGCTGCCAACTGCTATGCGATTGTCGGCGGCTACTGCTCCGATGGTCTCCTTGTCGGGGCGTTTGCGCTCTTTGTGAACTCCGCTGTCTCGGCTTCGTACTGGTTCTTCGGCGCTGCGCTTTCTTGTGAACAGCCTAACGCTGCGTAAGCAGCAGGGAGGGGACCGGGGTAGGAACGAACCCCGGAAGTAAATTGATGTAGCTATGTAAATTTGAAAAGCGGGATGCAAAGCTCGCTGTCGTGCCGTGTTCTCGTCGTGCGATTGTCGGCGGCAACTGCAACAATGGTCTCCATGTCGGGGCGTTTGCACTCAATGTGAACAACGCTGTCTCGAATTCGAACTGGAACATCGGCGCTGCGCAATCTCTTATTTGTATTGAACGTTTAACCAAATGGGCTTTGCATTCCATACCGCTTGGTAAAAATTACCCCGATGTTAGGAATGGGTTAGTAGCCGTAAGGCGAAAGCCCATTAGGGAATAAGAAAATGAAGACATACAAAAACCTATATGAACCAATGCTACAAGATAAAGCTCTCAAGGCTTGTTTTAAGGATGCAGCAAAGCATAAAACATTACGCAAGGATGTGAAGAAGGTGCTGGATGATATGGACAGCAATGTCGAGATTTTGAAAGGCATTCTCGAAAGAGAAGATTTCCTGCCAGCATATCACACGCCAAAGATTATCAAGGAGCCGTCCTGTAAAAAGGAGCGGCGAATTGTGAAGCCGAACTACAAGTACGAGCAGGTTGTCGGACATTGCGTAATCCGACAGTTCAAGCCTGTCGTATTGGACGGCTTATATGAGTTCTCATGCGGAAGCATACCCGGCAGAGGATGTCATAGCGGAGCAAAGTGGGTCCGCAAATGGGTAAAGCAGTATAAAGGCAAGAAGTTCTATGTTCTAAAAATGGACATCCGTCATTTCTTCGACAGCATAGATCGTCTGATATTGAAGCAGATGCTATGCAGGAAGATAAAGGATGACCGATTTATAAGGTTGATGTTCGTACTGATCGAGTATGACAAGATTGCGGAGGCAATCCACCTGCTCGAAGAAAACGGCATAGATGTAGGCATGGACGACAAGAGGAAACTGGCGACAGCAATGGCATATGACGACCCTGCGAAAGCAGAATCGGTGCTATCGAGGCCTGGTATCCCGAAAAAACTGCACGCCGAATTGACTGAAATAGCCCGTGAGCATAGAAAAGGAGTTCCGCTTGGATATTATACCTCGCAGTGGTTCGGAAACTTTGTCTTGAAGGATATGGACCACTGGATAAAGCAGGAGCTGGGTGCGGAGCATTATATCCGATACATGGACGACATGGTTATTTTGGGTAAGAGCAAGCGGAAGCTGCACAGTATGAGAATAGCCGTAGACGAGTATTTGCGGGAGCATTTGAATCTACGGATAAAGGATAACTGGCAGGTGTTTCGCTTCGAGTATGACACAGGCAGACGGAGAAAGAACGGCGAGCCGATATATGCCGGACGGATGCTTGATTTCATGGGCTTTCAGTTTCATTGCGACAGAACGACTTTGAGGAAGTCAACGCTGTGCAGGGCAAGGAGGAAAGCCAAGCGAATCAGAATAAAGCGGCAGTACGGTAAAGTATCATGGTTCGAAGCCACGCAGATGCTGTCCTATATGGGCTCTATCGTGGCGGCTGATGTGTACGATTATTATACGGAATACATTAAGCCATGCGTCAATGTGAAGAAGTTAAAAAAGATAGTATCAAATCACGCAAGGAGGATAACGCAGAATGGTAATAGTTTATCAGCAGCGGGAGGGAACGCAGGAGTCCAAGCCGTCGGTTGTTGATTTCGATTCCAGCAAGACCTATGTGTATTTGCGCAGGAACATAGAAAGGACATCCCGGACGGAGGAGGAAGGCAACGTTGTTTTCTTCTGGTCGTATGAAGAAGCGAAGCTCACGCATGAAGAATATGAGCAGTACATCAAGGAGACAGAGGATGTCACAACAGCAATGATGATGCAGCAGTTCAATGATCTGGTTGCGTCGCAGGAACTGTCAGACATTACTGTTGAGATGAATCATGAAGAAGAGATGCAGCTGCTCAATGATATACAGGCAGACATCGCTTTGATAACACCAGACAATGAGGAGGAACCGTAAAATGGCAAAAACAAAAGCAGTTGAGCACAGCGCCAAGTACGAATACTGCAAACAGCAGTATGAGAAAGGCTATATGACCAAAGCCACATTGAAGAAATGGGTGCAGGTCGGGTTCAAGAGACCCGGACAGGGCATTACGCCGGAGGAGTACGAGGAGATTACTGGAGAAATCTACTCATGATAATGGACACAGCTTATAAGACGATCTGCCTCCAGCAAGCAGAAGTCATCGAGCAACTCTCGGAAATGACAAAGACTCTGATATCAGAGTTGTCGCAGTACAGGGCTGTCGAGGAGGAAGAAGCAAGGCTGGAAAAAATAACCGAGAAAGTTCTCGGCAACTGAAAGGAGGAGCAAGCAGATGGAGCCAAGCTATGTCACACTCGAAGTCCACAATGAGTTTGCGAAGCGTATTGATGACGAGAATGAACGCCAGAACCACCGCATCGCAGAACTCGAAGCAGGACAGAGACAGATCAATGAATTGATTTCGTCAGTAAAAGTACTGGCTGTCAATATGGAGAATATGGCAAAGGAGCAGGCGAAGCAGGGAGAGAGGCTTGAAACAATCGAGTCGAAGCCCGGCAAGCGGTGGGATACCGTTATTACTGGCATTATCACCGGCATCATAGGTGCCTTGATCGGTGCATTGATGGCAGGAGTTCTACCATAGGTGAGAAGCTCTCGTATTAGCCCCATATTCGAGTTTTAATGTTCAGACAACAAAATATCCATGTAAGACAGAAACAAGGCTCCCTACGGCGGTAATGAAATCCTATGGGAGCCTTTTTCTTATCTTCACACAGGGAGGTGGTATAGTGAGCAAATATTCAGATGCTGCTCTCAATTTGAAAGTCCAGCGCACCAGACGCAAGGCTGCCGAATTAGAGTATCGCAAGTTGAAGCTGGAACGAAAAGTCAAGATGTTCGACAGCTTTATGAAAGTATTGGTGGCGATAGTGGTATTCCACGGATTATGCTGCGTGACCGCATCGTATGTATTCGCATGGCATGGCATCATGGAGCCGCTTGAAAGCCTCTCGGAGACTATAGCGAGGGAGATTGCCGCACCAGTCGTAACCTACGGTCTGACAAAGACCATAGAAAACATCAGCAAGTACAATGACTGGATTGAGCGATACCTGTACTGGAAGCACGGCATCCCGGCGAGAAGCTCCGAAAAGACAGAAACAGAAGAAGAAAATACACCCGGCGAACCGCTGGGATAATGAAAGGAGATACATCATGTTAAAGCTGTTTATCAGTCAGCCAATGAAAGACAAGACCAATGAGGAAATTGAGGCGGTAAGAGAGAAAGCCATAGCATCAGCAAAGAAGAACCTTGCCGATGCAGGAGAGGAGATTGAAGTCATAGACTCATTCTTCAAGGATGTCCCACACGATGCAAAACCGCTCTGGTTCCTTGGAAAGTCTCTGGAGCTGCTTTCCACTGCCGATGTCGCATACTTTGCAAAAGGCTGGGAGGAAGCAAGAGGTTGTCGTATTGAGAATCAGTGCGCTATCGAATATGGCATTGATATCATCGAAGATTACACAGATTAAGGAGGATGAAGAAATGACATTACCCATGTTTTTAGGACTGTTGTCCGCATTCAGCGTATTGACCTCTATGCTAATGGAGGCAGCAAAGAAATGGCTGGCATCCTTGCACAGGGATTATGCACCGAACATCGTCGTTCTGATGATCGCATTCGTTGTGGGTGTCGGAGGCACAGCAATTTTTTATGTGTTCGTGTCCGTTCCGTTCACGGGCATCAATGTGATGTGCATGATCTTGATGGGATTCGCCGTATGGCTCGTGGCGATGCTCGGATACGACAAAGTAGTCCAGCTTATCAAACAGTTCGCACAGTTAGGAGGCTGATGATATGAAATATACAGACAAGAACGCTCCCTATGTCTGTATGCAGACGAATAGCACTTGCTATAAGGGAACGAAAAAAGGAAATGTCCTCGGTGTCCTCTGGCACAGTACAGGAGCAAATAACCCGACTCTGAAAAGGTATGTCCAGCCGTCAGATGATGCGCCAGACAGAGAAGAAGCCCTTGCGAAGCTCGGAGTAAATAAGAACCACAATGACTGGAACCATATCAAGCGTAACGCCGGGCTGAATGCCTGGATTGGTAAGTTCGCAGATGGCACAGTTGGAACCGTCCAGACAATGCCTTGGGATTTCATGCCGTGGGGATGTGGAAAAGGCGAGAATGGATCCTGCAACGACGGATGGATTCAGTTCGAGATATGTGAAGACAAGCTGGTTGACGAGAAGTATTTCAATGAAGTCTATCGTGAGGCCTGCGAATTGACAGCATATCTCTGCAAGATGTTCGACCTTGACCCGTACGGAACACGGAATGTGAAATGTACTACGATTCCGGTTCTCACTTGCCACGCTGATGCAGCTGCTCTCGGCTTTGCATCCGCTCATGCCGATGTCAACCATTGGTTTGGCAAGTATGGAAAATCAATGGAGACAGTCCGTGACGATGTAGCAGCATTGCTCGGAAAGAATCCTGCCGAAGTACAGAATCCCACTGCGTCAGCATCAACGAGTTCCGCAACCTCTGGAAACTCGGACAACAGCAAGGTCATTTGGGATTACCTAATGGGTAAGCTCGGCAATGAATATGGTGTTGCCGGAATGATCGGAAATCTGTATGCTGAGTCCTGTCTTCGTCCAAACAATCTTCAGAACAGTTTTGAAAAGAAGCTCGGGATGGATGATGCCACATATACAGCAGCTGTTGACAATGAAGTATATGGAAACTTTATCAAAGACTCTGCTGGTTACGGACTTGCACAGTGGACATTCTGGACAAGAAAACAGAATCTGCTCGCTTATGCGAAATCTGTCGGAAAGTCCATTGGCAATCTTGGTATGCAGCTCGAATATCTCTGGCAGGAGCTGCAGGGCCACAAAGCACTGTTGCCGGTCCTGTATAATGCCAAATCGGTGTATGAAGCATCGACAGCTGTTCTTACTCAGTTCGAGAAGCCTGCTGATCAGTCTGAAACTGTCAAGAAAAAGAGAGCTGAATATGGACAGACATTTTATCAGTTGTATGCAAAAGGAAGTTTGAAACCTGTTGAACAAGATGCGAATAATGTTACACAAAGTTCAACATTGTTAGAACAGAAGTATGCAACGGGAGATTACAAGGTAGTTCTCGGACCAATGCGAATTCGTTCCGGTCCCGGACTCGGATATCAACAGAAGAAGTTCAGCCAGATGACTGCAGCAGCTCAGCAGCTGAACAAAGTATATGCAGACACAGGGCTTGCATATTACGGGGTAGGAACGGTGTTCACAGCATTGCAGATTCAGAAATCATCTGATGGATCATGGTGGGCTAAGAATCCGTCCGGCTGGATATGCCTTGCAGATGCCAGCAAGGTTTATTGCGAAAGGAAGTGATTGATATGCTGAATAGCTTTCCGGAGCTTTTCATCATAGTATTTGCCGGAATGATTTTATTCGGCATAGCATTAGTTGTCCTTGTAACATGGCTCGGTCTTGCTATTATGCACTGGGCCACAAAGGAAACAGGCATTGATTAAAG